GGAGCACCTTCATACGAACACATTACACGCCTATACCTAAAAGGAACTTTCACCGTGAGAATATTACCATCAAGAGGGTTATCAATATTTGTATTTTGTAATGCAACTTTTGTTTGTGACGAATGTGCAATTAAAGCTGTCTTTTCTGGTATTATTAACCGTAAATATTGTTTATCATTATATTCGTACATGGGTGTATGAACTGAACACTCACATTCAATTCGTCTCAGTGCAATATTTCTCATAGGCATATATTTATCGAGTTGATTTTCTTTATTTGGGTTTCCATTTAAGGAATTTAGGTAAGATCGCTAACGCGACGAGTAAAATGAAAATATCTATTTTTAAAACTTTATTTCTTATATCTGGGCACCAGTTTTTGAAATCTTTGATCTGCTTAGATTCCTGTGGTTTTGCCCAATGATAAAACATAGCAAGGTAAGTGGGGCCCATGTTCCGCTTACAATCATAATGATGATCATAAAACGCCAACACGATGTACGGGAAATACAAAAGGGCTAATAGAATCCACTTATTCTTCTTCGGCAAGAACCAATAACCACCTGCTAACGCTAATGTAAACCATATACATTTCCAATTTACGACTGGTTTAACATTGTAACAATCTTCTTTCTTATCAGAGTCCATGTAAAATATCTTGAGAAAAAAATTAACAATAACGACCTAAGTTAGAGAGATAAATTTATCCGTATGTAATAAGATGGCTCTTTGTTCGCTGAACATCTTGCCACAAAACGTGAAACATACCACACGTAAATACAAGACGTGGAGATTTGCGTCGGAGTTTCTTATTCGAAAAAATGTAACAAAAGATCAAGCTGAATTAGGTCGTTGGACGAGAGATAGACTCGTCGATCTTGGACCCACATTTATCAAACTGGGTCAAATTGCATCCGCGCGCGCCGACTTGTATCCACCCGAATTCATTCAGCAGCTCGAGACATTACAAGATGATGTACCACCAATAGACAATGTAATGTCTTGTATAGATACGTCTCAATTTGATACATTCGACCCTGTACCATATAAATCCGCGAGTATTGGTCAAGTGCATAAGGCTACGCTTCATGACGGAACGGATGTTGTTGTAAAAGTAAAAAGACCGGGGATTTACGATATGATGAAAGAAGATACAGACACTATAATGAAGATTGTTGATTTTCTCGAAAAGATTGGAGTAGATACCGGTACGAGTACGAACTATGTACTCAAAGAATCTGTGGAATATTTACTCGCCGAAACGGATTACGAGCGTGAGACGACAGACGCTATAATGTTCAAGTGTGCTATGAGAGAAATAGACTGGATCAAGGTGCCGGGTGTGTATAAGCATTTGTGTACAGAGGATATGATCGTTATGGAATACGTGTATTCTACGAAACTGACGGAGATACCAGACCCGAGAGTGAACAAGAAAAAGATATGTGAAGCTCTTATAAATTCATATCTTGTTCAAACCATGGAAAAGGGTTTTTTTCACGCAGACCCCCATCCGGGGAACCTTGGGTTTACTGAAGATGGAAAGCTTGTATTTTACGATTTTGGTTTGGTGATACCTCTATCAAAGGAGCTTACAGAAGGATTCAAAGACCTTTTTGTGTGTATAATAGACAGGAACACAAAGGGAATCGTCGAGATTCTCATAAAGTTAGGGGTCATCACACCCACGACTACGGACTTGAGTGACATTGAACTTTTTTTCAAAACTGCACTCAACTATCTTGAAACACTCGACGGTAAAAGTGTGAAAGACGACATTTTAAACGATGATATACTCATCTCTCTCGCACAAAAGAAGCCGTTCATAGTGCCCACATCGTTTGTATATTTAGCAAAGACCTTTTCTACCATAGAAGGCACCTGTGTTGCACTGGATCCCATGTTTACGTATTATGATTACCTAGAACCCATGTTACAAGAAACCGTTGAAGAGGCTATAGATGTGAGAAAAATGTTGACGACGGCCGTGGAAATGCCCGGAAGGATTCGGGAGATTAACTCAGCAGTTCTTAATTTAGAAAAATCAAGAACGACGATGAAAAGATCTATGGAGAAGACGAGACGGGAAGTCAAAAATGCTCAATATACAGTGTTATCGACCATTTTTGCCACGAGTATGATTGAACATGGCTACATGAATGAATGTGTTGTATTTTTGTTTGCTGTTATATTTTTTACTGTTCGTAAAAGTCGATCTTAGCGGGGGCAGGGGTGGTAGAAGTAGAAGTAGACTCCTCTGTTGTAAAAAAAGCCTTGTGTTCCTCGAAAAGCTTCTTGGCTCGTTTCTTCTCATCCTCAGCGATACCCTTGAACGCGTCACCAATCTTATCGAGCTCATTCTTGCGGCGCTCCCTGGTTTCCTTGCCGAACTTCTTAAAACGCTGCTGTGTAGACATCATAATAGTGGGGGAAGACATTAAAGCGAACATGTTGACTTGCTTAATCTACATTGAGATTTTTATCTTTAAGTCCTAACGCTTCCAATTTTGCCTCATATTCCCTGCGTTCCCCGGGAGATTTAATGATCTCCCCGTGCTTGAGAGCCCTGATCTCTGGACCCGTGAGTTGAATAGCGTCTACCCTGAAATCCTTGAATGCTCGCATTGTGATAGGTACGAGAGGTTCGATCAGATCATAGATAGCCCGCGCGTAATCCTGGATTTCCTTTTGTGCATGAGAATCCATTCGAAGATGGAGATAATGCATGAGGTTATGAAGATTGATCTTCCAATAAAATTCTGTGTAAGTTGATTGAGGAAGATTCCCCCTGGCCTGCTCCCGACAACAACCATCCTCGAGAAGCTTTTCATAAATATCGAACGACTTCTCCAAATGAGAGTGCATACCGTCTTGGTCGATATTCACTACACCCTCCGATCCCTGGTGATTCACCTGGGACTGTCCTCTAAGTTCACCTGGTTCATAATACTCCTTGGGAACGATTGAATATCTCGCGGACATCTCGTTCACGCTCGCCGTCCTATGACGAAGGTGTTGACGAGCAATGTAAATGGGCATCTTGATATGAAACTTGAACTCAACCATTTCAAAAGGGGTCGTATGCCAATGGCGCATCAGATACCGTAAAAGTCCAGTATCACCTCGAGAAGTTTTCGTTCCGTCACCGTACGATACCCGAGCGGCTTGTACGATCGAACTATCGAGATTTTCCCTGGGCATGTGGTCAACAAGCCGGACAAAGCCATGATCGAGTACCTTGATTTCCATTATATTTTATTATTGTTCCATTTCTTTAATCAGATCGTCTAAGCAACGGTAATATCTTTTGAGATCTTTCATGAATCTTTTATTATTCTCTAGGCATTCGCACTCGGGTTTATTCTTGTAAATCCATGCGAGATTTGACTTTGAGTATTTGGTTCGCTTTTGGTTCTCGTTCGGCTTACGTGGCACGACCTTTTTACTTGCGGCTTTCTTAGTTTTGGGTAAAGGTTCAACTCGCTTCGTGTAACTAATAGCTTGCATGACCGTATCCGCCAAATCATCCTTCTTCTTTGATTTGTCGAATATAGGCAACCAATGCTCATTTACAGTACCAGTTTCTAGAAACTTTCTACATCTTTCTATCGATACTTTTTTACGTTTTAGGTACTGTGCTTTACCGGCTCCGCATACATCCGGGATCTTAAATCGTGCATCATACACGATAGTATCCGCGCGAGGAGCTTTAATGACGAAGTAGGCGTGTAAAAAGTGTTCGACCATTTTCATCTTTTTATTGCGATCGGGTTGTTTTTCAATAAGAATAGTATCACACGTGAGAACCCATGGTCTCTCGTCTAGATGATTTCTTAAAGAAACGTACACACCGTCTTTGTGCTCTGGTGGTATTCCCGATACGTCCCACTGTACTACGAGGTTTGACGTATCGTCGAATTGACACATGGCTAAATTTCGGATTCCGACATCTATACTAAGTATCATTCTTTAATATAAAGAAAAATAGGCTTTAAGTACTTACATGAAGAAAGAAAGTATGTATATGAGTAATAAACAGCAGCATACCATCGCGGCATACTTCAAACCCGATTTGAACTTCTCGAGGATTCCATTTGGTCCGAAGGCCGGCGGTAATCCTAGAGCCTTGAAAGCTTGATCGGTCATACCCTTGGCCATATCGCCCACGGGTCCTGTAACCGCTTTAGCGGCATCTCCGACGGGTCCGAGTTTATCGAGTATACCCGATTCGTGTTTGTCTCTGCACTTTTTATCACACATTTTCTGACACGCTTCTTTGGATGTATTATCTTTATCGGTGCAAAAAGGGTTATCTTTGGGGGCACTAGGGTCCGTTTGTAAGGATCTATATTTAACGGCACTCTTTTCAATTTTTCCGGCTACATAATCGTCGTTATTCGACGGTAAACAAAGGTTGAAACACTTTTCTATCTTCTTACCTTCTTTCATAGTTTTATACGCTACTGTAATAGCCGCGGCACCGACAGCCGCCTTCGCGACGGTTTTGGGTTTAATTTTCTTAGCAGCGGCCGCACCTTTCTTAGCGGCCGATTTTGCGGATTTGGCTCCTTTCTTAGCGGCTGATTTTGCGGATTTGGTTCCACTTTTAGCAGCTTTTTTAGCTGCAGCACTCGCTCGTTTGGATAGATTCGCGGCTTTTTTTGCCTGCCCTTTGGCGGCTTTTGCGGAAGCCTGTGCAGCCTTTTTAGCCGCACCCGCAGCGGCTTTCGCAGCATTCGCAGCCGCCATTTTAGCCATCATAGCCGCACGTTTACTTGCTGCAGCGGCAGCTTTGGCTACTTTAGCCGCCCGAGCACCGGCCTTACCAGCCGCGGCGACGGCCCTATATTCTTCATCGCGGCGAACGATCATATTACTAATTACTGAGATTTAATTTTTGTTACATGTCGCACCGTCATCACGATAGCCTGGAGGACACTTCTTCCAACAGACCCCCGCTACATTCTTCCAACCGGGTGGGCAATAATATCTTTGGAATAGGTTCACCTTAATACCCGGTCCACCCTTGGGTTCGCAGAGCGCGCCAATGTCTTTGTAACCGTACTTGTAATTTCTTTTGTATTCGGTAACTTCCTTGTTATAAGATGCTTCTAGAGGGTCATGCTTCTCCGTTTTCATCTTTTCCTCTTCACGCTTTAATTTATCAAGCTCCGCCTTGGTATCCATGAAACCAGTATCACCATCCGCGATTTGTTTATCGAATTTGGCCTGCATATCATTGACCTTTTTACGCATAGCTTCGAAGTCCTTCTTAACGACTTCATACTCCTTTCCAAGGCGTTCCATCTTATCCTTGTTACCCGGTACGATTTCTCGAGGGCATTGATCCCAGCATACACCCGCAATCTTTTTGCGTAGCTTGGGATTCTTGGGATCCTGGCCAGGCGGCTGGAAGGAACTGGGACCGCAGTGTTCGCGATCCCAAACCTTTACGCGGATACCGGGTCCACCCGGAGGTTCGCAAATAGCCCCAAGTTTCTTATACTTATTGGGGCACTGATCCCAGCATACACCTAAAATCTTCTTTCGCATTCTAGGCTTTTTAGGATCCTGACCAGGTGGCTGATTCGCCATAGGACCGCAATATTCACGTTTCCAAACGGGAACCTTAATACCCGGACCACCCTTGGGATGACATAAAGCTCCTATATCCTTGTATCCAGATGGACACTTTGTCCAGCAAACGCCGGCAACGTTTTTCATACCGGATGGGCAGTATTGACGCTGGAAGAGATTCTTCTTGATACCAACACCGTTTGTGGGGTGGCACATGGGACCGCGGCCCTTGTATCCTGAACCGCATCTCTTGTAACATAAACCCGCGTCTTTCTGAGGCTTCTTACTGGGACACGAGTTAAGAGGTTTGGCTTTACCGGCACGCGAGTATCTAGAACGGGGCTTATCACAGAATGCGGAACCAGCCGCACCTGAGCGGAACCTGAATCCTGGTTTACATTCATTATTACATGTTGTACCCCTGTACCTATATCCAGCTCTACACGGCTTTCGTTTATAGAAACAACTCTTCCACGGCTTACTGCATTTATTACCTGGTATATACGCGTGAAGTCTTTGTAAACACGTCAAACCGGTGTTCCTGGTACCGGATGGGCACGACCCTTCGCATTCAAGTGCACGAGACTTGTAACCGGGTCTGCATTTAGGATAACATAAAGCACCCTTTTTATCCTGACTGGAATTACAAATCATGGGTACACCCGCGCCACGTCCCTTTGCATCTCTCCAACAGCTCGTACCATCGTCGCGAAGCTTTCCGTATTGGCGTTCATAATGCTTACACGATCTCTTACTCGCGGGGCGAGATTTCTTGGCGACGGTATCCTTCCAGCAGCTTGTACCATCGTCACGGAGTTTACCGTATTTCTTCTTCCAATGGCTACAAGGTCTCTTTTTCGTCATGGACGATTTAATAGCGATAGTATCCTTCCAGCAGCTCGTACCGTCATCACGGAGCTTACCGTGTTTATGTTTCCATCTACTGCATGGATATTTCTTAGTTATCGACGATTTTTTGGCAACTGTATCAAGCCAGCAACTCGTACCGTCATCGCGTAACCTCGCACCGAAGTACGAGCAAGGGCGCTTTTTAGCGGGCTTAGATTCTTTCGCTTTTGTATCCATGATTTCACCTATAGCAAATTCCCCGATACCGTGCATAATAAGCGTTCCCGGGTTTGCATAGTACAAACCCTTCGCTATGCTAAGAGGATCACCCTTTTTAAAGTTATCTATAACCTTCGATTGGTATCCTCGAATAACACCGCGAGTGATCGTTTTACCGAAAATCATTTCGGCAAACGCTTGACCTGGCTGCGTACGACAATTATTGTTCTTGAATACAAGACCGTAACGTCTACAGAACGCTTTGGTGAAATTGCACACACCATTATCAAAATTAAACGTAACGCCGAGTTTTTGAGGTTCTACAGCTTTCGCGAGTCCCGAATTTTGGCGACGCTTTAAACAATACGCGACAAGTGGACCGTACGCACGTCCTAAGACCACCTTTTTGGGAAGGGGTCTCTTTTGAAGGTTAGGGTTTTTCGCATCACCCGGATTAGCGCTATTTATTATGAAATAATGATCTGTATAAGAAGCTACGGTAGGATCCAGATAGTCCACGGGCGTGTCGGGTGGCTTGAAAAAGTCATTATGTTGGAGCCATTTGGATGTGTTGTCCGTATTCCATTTAGCAGCGGCGTCGGCTGTAATACTAATGCCTATACGCTTAGGGGTACTCATAACCTCTAAAAGCTCGAGACCCTTAGCCTTTTCAGGAGGACAAATTTCCTTTAGTTTTTCAAATAAGATCTTATCACGTTCTTTATGGTATTTTTTCTGTATAGCTGCACCGAAATCTAGAATAGATTGGGGCATTTGTGGTTCTGCGACGGACCCATCGAGTGATGCGACTGTCTGTTCCATGAACTTGGCCCATGCGGGACCGGCGATGGGATCTTTTGGGATGTTCGGCATCACGTATTCTTCGAACATCTTAGTAGTCATAAATTCCGAAGCAGCGGCAAATTCATCCTTGGCGTATTCGGTTATGGGGAACAAAAGTGGCCACTCACTATCATTAGATTCTGTTACTCTTTTGTAACCATCTGCATCTATACGTACGCGTGCGCTATCGAGTACACTTTGCGAAGTATATGTTTCGTAACCCGAAACGTCGATGATATCGAGAGATATCGATACTACATCGAACATCAACATTACTGCAGCCGCGACCATACCAGGAGGTCCGGCCGCACTCAAGGTAGCGGCTTTAGTACCGGCGGCGGCAACTGCAGCAGTTGCTTTGGCTCCTGCTTTAACAGCGGCTTTTTGGGCAGCCTTTTGAGCAACCTTCGCAGCGGCTTTTTTAGCTGCAGCTTTTGCAGCCTTTTTAGCTGCAGCTTGTGCAGCCTTTTTAGCTGCAGCTTTTGCGGCAGCCTTTTGGGCAGCCTTGGTTGCACCTCGTTTGGCCGCTCTTTGAGCAGCCTTTTTAGCAGCGGCTTTCGCGGCTTTTTTACCAGCGGCTTTCGCCGCCGCTTTCGTAGCCTGACTTCCCATGGCTTTTGTAAGAGCTTTTTCGAGACCCTTTTTCATTACAGCCGATGCGATACTTGAAACTAAAAGCTCTGTACCCATCTGCTTAGCCATCTTAATACGTTCCTGTTTCTTATCGACGGCTTTGCCCTTAATTTTACAACACCCCATTTCACTATCGGGGTCTGGTTCGTAATTGGGACCACAACCGATTTTAGGGTTGGCGTGCTTAGGAAATGCACACTTCTTTTCGACGAGCTTCTTTATCTCTTCAACGAGACCCTTACCAACCTCTTTATCTCCTACACTTTCGACCTTCTTATCTATCCGCTCCTTCAACTCCTCGTCAGTTTCCATCTTGATTTCATCGACTTTGGGGGTGATCTTTTCGGGACCACCCGCAGCCTTATCTAAAATCTGAGACACAGCTTCCGCCTGTGCTGGGACAGTCTTTTTTTGTGCAGCCAAATAAGCATACCCGAGAGCAAGTACTATGACTACGACTACCCCGATTGCTATCATCGTACTCTCTTATGTTATACACTACAAAAAAATATTATTACTTAAAGACTAATTTCGGTTTAATATTATGTCGTGGTGCTGGTGGTGTTGTCACGATTTTGAAACAGAACCATTGGCTTTACCATTAAAGCATGACGAAAGACGGAACAAGTTCATGACGACAGGTAGGTTTTGCTCCTGGAGTTGTATGAAATCATATGCGATAGATTCATATGGTTTAAGTAAAGGAGGTCTCATATGCGGAAATATAGTCATGATGCGAAAGCAACTATATGGAAAACGGGGAATGATTAAGATGGCACCAAAACGTCAGATGTTAGTCGAATTTGGTGGTAATTTAACTATAGAACAATTTAGGGAAAATATGGTGATCGACACGATTCCTAAAAAAGAAGTCGTGGAAGAAAAGGAAGTAGACATAGTGGTTCCTGTTAATAATACGACGGCTAAGATGTACGAAATAAAAGGCGCAACGGGTACAAATGAGCCATTGCGACTTAAACGTGCTAAACCGCTTAAGAGAGATCAGAATAATTTAGAAACAGTTCTTGGCTTGGTTATTAAACCGAAGAAGTAGAACAATTGAGACAGGTTTCTCCTGAATAAACAAATGAACAACAATCACATTCTTTTAGAGGTATAATATTCCTCTTTTTGAGTTTATTATGTGAATATAGTACAAGATCTTTGATAGTGTATATTCCATATGTGATCATTGTTTCAAGAGTTGGGAACTTCATTTAAATTTAATACAGTAGCAAGCCTTATTTACCTTTAGCATGATCGAAAAACTGTCGATCATGGGAGGAACCATCGTCTTCAAAACAGTTTCAAGCTCGGAGTCCTCGTCGCCTGCATCGATCTGCTCGATGACGGAGTAAATGAGATCGATAACGAGCTCCTTCTTTTCAGGTCCGACGAGACCCTTCATACTCTGAACATCCATCATGAGAGTAGACACAAGTCCACAGATGTTTTCCTTGTTGATACCAGTCTTCTTGTATTTGTTCACAAGACGTGTAATCTTGTTCACGATCTTCTCATTATCTTTGCCCTTGGTAGCGTACGACTTCAAAATGTTATCCATTTGTATTAGCCTACATTAAAATCTTTAACTATATAAATGGTGAGTACAGACGACCTCATAGCAGCCACCGCGATTTCTATAGGTGTAGGTCAGATGATGCTTCGTTTGAATACCGTAAAGTTTGAGAAGATAGATAATACGACGTACCCCATGTTATACTCTGGTATCATAGCCAGTATCATGTGGTGTTTCTACCAGTACAGAAAGGGTGCAAACTATTCTGCTGTATATTCTATACTAGGCCTAGTTGTGCAACTATATATCTTATTGGAATTATCATCTAGGGATCGTAACAAAGAGAAAACACAATCTAGTATTTGAAGTTTGTCTTTGAACGTGAGTTTACCTACATTTCGCATAACGTGAACTATAAGCATACAAACTACATAAGTGGCCTCATGCAGTTCCATACTTTGTGTTCTTATTAGTTTTTTAATTATTACGCCGCGATTTGCTGATTTAGGGGCGCGGTGAGTCCCGCGGCGGCTCGAGCGCGGTTCGCGTAAGCGCCTTTACCACTAATGACAAATGTAAAAGCGGCGCCGGCGAGTATCGCGATAACGGAAAGACCGATACCAGCCTTCGCGTAGTTTTGATCAGATTTCTTAGGGTTGCATTCAGCGGGTTTGAGAAGCTGGTGTAAAAGGATGGACGCGGTGAGACCCATGGCACCCATCACTATAGTTAAAGGACCGGCCGCAGATTTCCCGTAACCGGAAATCATGTCGAACAAACCACCCTTCTTAGTGGCGAGAACGGTGGCGGGAACAGTAATCATGATAGTCAGGCACTGTGTAAGGAATATTTTACGATTTTCATACATAGATTTTCCCTGAATAGCCTTGCAGCTATTGTAATGCTTGATACCCACGATACATAACGCGGCGAACATTAAAGCCATGATGAGTAAAACACCTCCTTGAGCAGCACTTATAGCGGCCATTGTTTACTTTAGACGAAGAAAAAAACTACAAATTTTGATATAATTTATCCTGAGCAACCTGACGATCAACACTTTTAATGTGCCATAACGCGATAGAAGGGGAGGCTTCAGCTTGGGCGACATTCGAACTTCCGGTGAGTCTTTCGTGTAATCCTCTGGACCACCTGATTTTATCAGTGTTTTTGAAATATCTTCCCTGATAATCTGGCCAGTTAATCCATCCTAAATGATTTGTGTTGAAGTTCATTTTTTTACACCACTCTTTCGTACATCCCGGGATAATATTAATACGAGGAATGTGTAGTATATCTCCGGTAAACGTTTTGATACACTTTATGAGCTCTTCTTGGGGCATTTCATCCGCGTCTAATACAAAAATGTAATCACCTTTGCATTTTGTTATATGATAATTCCTGTGATCGGAAAAATTTCCGCAAAACGGACGTCTATGAACCTCTATATCATCAAAAGATTCTAAAACTTTTTCGACTTTGGGAGTAACGTTTTTTTCATCCACGAGGACGTTTATATCATCTTCTGGATGTATCACAGCTTTTAGAAATGAGAGTAACTGATGTAACTCTCGGTGCTCATTACATACAGTGATAGCGTATGTAATCATGTATTAATTAAAGAGAAAATCTTTAACTAGTATAAGATGTTTGGGCGAATTCATGGTAGATTCTTTTTGAAACAGGATCTCGGAATAGAGGACGATGATACACCCGATACTGTTACCATTTCCGAAATTTTAGAAACGTATCCGTTATGGGAAATGTGGTTGAATAGACTCAAGGAAAAAAGAAAACAATTGTTTACAATGTTTGAAACGTCCGACGTTCACCCACATGTTATTGAAAAGATGAAACTATTCGATAAGGTGATAGTTCCATATGATTATCTTAAAAATATCCTTGAAAGGTACGGTGTTAACTGTGTATCATTAAACTGGTACACATCACCCTTAATTCGAAGCAAGCCTATCGTTATTTGTAAACACCCGGATCCAAATAGAAAGGTGTTTTTGTACGTGGGTACAAATGATGTTAGAAAAAACGCCGTCAAATTAGCTCATATGTTTGCTAATATATTGACTGGTACAAAACATGTGCTCATGATGAAAACAAACCACGTGAATAATCTGCCTAATCATCCCAATATAAGCTACATAACTGGTCATTTAGATCTAAATAGGATGGCTGGGTTATATAATATGTGCGATTACTTCATTTCATTTTCTAGAGGAGAAGGGGTTGGTTTACCGATGCTTGAGGCTATGTATTTTAAAAAGCCTGTTATAACACACGATGGGGGTGTACTGAGTACTATAAAAAATGATAGATGGATAGTCCTTCCTTATGATGAGGTTCCTATTAACAAGGAAGAGGTACCGGATTTTCTTAAAAATGTATTTCATGGTACATGGTGGGAAGTTGATCAAAAAATTTCGACAACTATAATTAAAGCTTTATTGTGAGTGTAACTTATGGAGATACACTGCGTTCGATGTAAAGTAGGTAGATACGATGTTGCAGTGATAAATGACGATGAGTTTGTTGGTCATACCGCTAGGGCTTCGGGTGTATTTTGGGAGGCTTGGATTGCCGATCACGTGAAAACGTATTATAAAGAAGGCACGGACATTTTGGACATAGGCGCGAACATAGGTACGCACACTCTTATGTTTTCTGAAATAGGTCCTGTTCATTCTTTTGAACCCATGTATCACCAAGTATTGAAGAAAAATTTAGAATTGAATACACTTGATAATCCGGTTAAGATTTATGCACACGCTTTATCTGATACCGATGATACAAAGAATATGTTTCTCCCACTTAGAATGCCTTATGGATTGAGAAACTATGGAGGTACTTCAATGCATATGAACGAAACGTGCAAACACGAAAATACCGCTGTACCCGTGGAATGTAAAACACTCGATTCGGTTTATGATGGAGTTCCATCTATTATAAAACTTGACGTAGAAAATCATGAGTTGTACGTATTGAGAGGTGCGATTAACACTATAAAAATGCACAAACCTACAATTTTTATAGAGATAACAGATTATGAAACGAGTGAAGTTAGAAAATTATTAGAGGATTTCGGGTATGGTGATCCAATAGCATTAAAAGATAAAAATTATATTTACACGTATGACCACAAATCGTCACCAAACACGGTTTTAACCATGCGGGGTGTATAGTTACCTTTTACATCCAAATGAAGAAAGTTTTTTGTGGGATCGCCTATCTCCATTAAATTTATCATCCACGCATAACAACTGTCCATACAGTGTACTTCTTTCGCATTTTCAATAACAGTCAAATAGTCAAATATATTTGATCTATTTTTAAGTCGCTCTTCGGTTACGCGAAACACATCTTTGGTAGGAATGTCTATTTTCATTCCTCTAGTTTCATCGTCATGTACAAAAGTGTAATCATCGCTTTCGTATTTGATTTCCGATTCACGATCACGCACAACTTTAAACTTGGAATACATATACTTGGGTGGTATACCAGCTTGAATGTATATACTATGAGCCCAATTAGCCATATCACTCACAGGTCCACTTGTAATAAAGTTCCATGTATCATCCGGTAATTTATACGTAGCAAGTGGAAATGGGGTACCTTCAACCTGCATCCACATTTCTCTAGCGTCGGTAGTGTTTACTGGTTTAATTTTAACATTGTTCAAGTCCCTGTACATGAATTTTACCGAGTCTACGTGTTGTTTCTTTACAAAAATACACACATCTTCTCGTTCTGCAAAGTGTCTAACCATTCCATTAAGCATTATAGCATCGCCTAGACCCAGATGATGCAATATGCTTATCATTTTATAATAACATGATTTCTGTTTTTAAGCATAACTTTTTTCCTCCACAAAATTTGAACCATGTTCTATATTTATCTTCTTTTTGATGACTGAACGTTTATCATTAAATTTGTAAACACTTCGAGCCAATTGTACAAACTCTTCACCGAAGTTTTCTTCCATTTCATATTTTCGAATACGGTCTTCTATATTCCATAGAGTTTCGTTAATTACATATAGATCGGATTTATGAGATGTAGCAAACTCATGTTTACGCAAAGCATCTAATTCTCGTGAGACATTTTGCAGTTTCATGGTATCGGTTATGTATTTAAGTTTGAGTTCAAGGATGGTTATTTTATCTATGAGTTCACCCTTAGATACTTCTATAAGCATTTGTAAATAGGGTATTTTTATCTTTATATATGGGTCACACGTATAAAGATAAAAGTGTGTCTGGAGTGGGGTTCGAACCCACGCGTGCATAGCACAGACGATCTTAAGTCGTCCTCCTTAGACCACTCGGACATCCAGACATATTATATATAAGTCTCATTCTTTTAAGTATCTAAAGATAATAATCTAAACAGTGATATATGAGTTACATATTAGCATCAGCCAAACCTGTAATTAAATCGACGGTGGATTATGAAAAGTTGAAGACAAAACTTCGTAATTCTACTACAGGTTATGGGACTGCTATTGCTGCAAGTTATTTTATAACACAGGGTGCTGCGGAAGGTGTATCTGCGACGTTGGGGGCTGTGTCTTCACTCGCATACTTGGGATCACTGATCAAATATGTAGACGAATTGGAAAATTCTCCTATTCAAACTCAGATTCTCATACCCGTAGGTACGGCTATTTTTGAATCCATGTGGAATAATGCACCTTTTAGCTTCGATTTTGACTATGGAGCAACTTTTGTTGGCTTTTTAGCTTATAAATTTGCCTTGACGTCCGTATTATTTGAAACTATCAGGGATATGATGATAAAAGATAGCACCGACGCTTATGTTACGAGAGAGATTGAATATAATGATCTTACAATAGACGAAGAATATGAAAATGCATCTTCTTACGAGAAATTATAAACTCAGTCGTTCTATGGGTTTTTTTACTCGTGTACTTCTTCTAAGTTCCGGTGTCTCGTGGGTTTCAGAATCCGACACATTATAAAACAAGACCCTGAAGATGGATACATATTTTTCAAAACGATTGTCCATTGAGGCAGCTTCGTATGCTTTGTAGTACAAGGTTTCATAAAAATTTACCGTCAATGAGACCATTGTATTATACTTAACCACTTCATCGAATATATGTAACAGGCAACCTCTTTTCAATTGTCCGGTCTTTAATCTTTCACATTCATCAAGAAGGGTTTTTATATTCTTGCAAAACATGTCCGTATCAACATATTCCATATAGGTGTATTTCTCACATGTCGGACACTGAATAAGATGTCTACGACATTCTTTGACCGGTGCTACAAATACCGAATTATTAACTTCATTAACAGAGTTTCTAGACATTTCATGGACACAAGTCATACAAAATATATGTCCACATGTGAGTAGTTTTGGGTTTAGTATAGGATTTTTGCATATAGTACACATAGTTTTATTATAATGATAATGATCATCGCATGTATTTGACCCACGAAATCCACCATGCCGTGTGCATGGAACATTTCCAGGATTGTATGCTTTACAAAACATATTTACGAATAGTGTGTTATTATCTTTAACTATAATTTTTTAAACCATATGGGCATAGTATACCTATAATTTTTGGTTGATATTTTATTTACACCGTGTGTATATTCTACATTCGCGGGAAATAATACGAATTTACCTTTGAGGGGTTTAACAGATTTGTTTAAATTTGGAAAGTATGTTTCCCCACCTTCATAATCGTCATTGAGGTACAATACACCCGAATATATACGAGACGAGCAATATGCATATGGTATACCCGTGTGTATATCTACAGAATCTGAGTGCGGTTTCATCTCTTGACCATCGTACCACGTGACTACATCCACATAATCAACAACAAGTGCATTTTGATTGTATAATATTTTTGCTACATTGAGCATTTTATCGCGTATACTTTTCAATAGGCTGCTAGACGGAAATTTATCAATACCACGGGTTCTATTCCAAAAAAATGGCTGGGTTTCATGGTTTTCTCGCAAAGGTGTGATAAGTATTTCTTCTACTATTTGGTCGCAGGTATCATAATCTACGAAGTTTGTAATTTCGTGAACTTCCATGTGAATGTTGTGTTGTAATTTTTTAATATCCTTACATTACAAGATGCCCCCTTTAGGAGTTGGTATATTCTATATATATGTTCTTGCACGTCTCACGCGTCGTCGTAAACGACGTATATTTAAAAGGTCTTCGGCAAAATGGGTTTAGCGACTAGAGAGCTCCGTAGCACGCTTGGTAGTACCAGTTTGGAGAATCTCATCAATCTTAATGGAGATGCTCTTTCCAATACCGGGAACCTTTCTAGAACCCTCGGATACATCAGCGCCGCAGCATACCTCAAAATCCAAATCGCGGATAGAGGCGGCGGCCCTTTCATAAGCTCGGATGCGGAAAGGATCCTGACCGCGTTTAGACTCGAGGTTTGCGAGATGGATTAGCTCAGCCGCGATGAATTCGTTGGTAGCGCTTTTGCAGTTCTCCTCATAAGAACAGGTGGTGCTGTTAGATGCAACAGACTCGGCGTCTGACTCGTCATCCGACTCGTCATCCGACTCGGCGATCGATTCAGAATCGGAATAAGAATCATATTCATAATCTGAATCGGCGTCGGAGTCGTAGTAGTTCTCAAGGAACTCGTCGATCTTAGCTGCGATAGAAGGACCAATGCCCTTGGTGCGCTTAGCACAAGATTCTCCATCGGTAACCTCGTAAGGAAGTTTAGCAATAATAGCGGCTGCATTCGAAAACGCCTTTGCCTTGTAAGAGTTCGACTCGCGGGCAGAGATGTTCAGTAGATGGTCTGCAAGTTCGAGGTTGATAGACGAAACCTCATCTTCGTTAGCTACAAATGTAACCTTCTTGATAATTTTGTTTTTCATTGCATTCAACTCATTAAGAGCCGCGATTTTCTCTTCCTCAGATTGAAGGAAGAGCTTCTTGAGAGAGTCGATCTTCTCGCGAGACTCCTGGTTGAGCTTCTCGAGCTTGAGGATGTAATCGGTGACAGAAGAGATGCGGATCATTCTTTGTGTTTGAATTGTGTATATGCTTTATATTGGTTTAACTTAGGTCTCATTTTTGAACGTCGATCTTCAAATGCCACATTTAAAGAAAATACACGCCGATAAAGTAGAAAAAAATGTTAACTTTATCCACCCATACCGTACACCAAAGATCTCCGGTAAAACTGATGACCAAATCTAAAACGCGTGTAATCAAACGTCCAGTTAGATCCGTCGTCCGTGTAAAAGCGGCTGGAATTCCACCAGAAATTGTTGATGCACAGTTTCAGTTAGTAGCGTGGGTTCTTCCAATGACGATTGCCGGTAGACTGATGAAAATGGAGTATCCGGAGATTGCTACCGGACTCGCTGTTATGATGGCCACGAAATCCGTTCTTAACGCCGCGGGTATTATTCATTATTAAAGATATCACTAGATCAAAAAGTACAATGTTTACACTAACACAAACACATTTCATTCGTCCACGTGTACACGTACGCGCCAAAAATAATGATTCGGAACCCATCGATGTTACAGCTAGCGTAAAGCCTAGTCCTTCCGAGAAAGATGAATCTAAAAAGTGCATGCATCCACTCAAGAAGTTTATAATGGACGTTTTCAAAATCGAGGAGATCGATTATGAAAAGTTCAATAAAGAGAACAAGTGGGCCATTAGACCCTGTAATAAGAAGGATAAGAATTAAGTGATTATCAGACGTCCGTTTTTATCTAGACCCTTGATCTGAATTTTATGATCATTGATTAGTTGAAGAATCTGGACACCAACCTTTTCATTATCTTCCCAAATCCGATCTACTTTAGGATCGGCTGGAAGCTTCGGCATAAATGCCATGAACGCCGTCATTTTCTGACTCATGGACAGTTCTTTGTTTTGGAGAATATGTTTTACGTGGGATGGAATGTTGTTAACGTTCATTACATTTATAGGTATTTAAATCTTTATATTAATTATGCAGGTATGCAGAGTTCCCAAATTGTACTTAAGTAAACGCGCATTCCGCGTAAAATTACGAACTATGACTTTTGTAACAGACGGTACCCCGCATCACGACGGCGTTCAAAACGAACACAATACCATCAAGCTGATCAACGAAGATTTTAATTTGAAGAAAATACGTGATGTAACGGGTCCCCTTACCCATAAAGGGGGTACACGCAATCACTCTGATGCGGTCAACGATCAAGGTGTCGGTGTGAGCCTAAAGTGTAAGATGTCCACCTCTGGGAGCACGGACTGGAGGAACATGTCGTTGAAGTCGGTCTCAGATGCGGATCGAATCATGCACTTCATCCGTAAACACGAAGAGATCAAGCGAAATTACCGTTACATGTACGATCGGATTGCGATTATGGATTTTCAGGCAAAACAGGAACTAACCGAGAACGTCCGAGCCGAATACAAAATCCTCATGCACGACATTTTGCAGAATATCGATTATAAAAGCCTAATTAAACAGGTGTACGATACTCATGAATCGAAATGGATCATATATCATACCATTCCTCAGCGTAGAATCGTTCTCTTTGAAAAAGAAGAACTCCTGAGACTTTGGAAGGAACCTGGAGAGCTGCGGATTAACAACGACTCAGCGAGCGGTGTTATCGAAAACACGTGTGGATTGCGTCTAAGAATCACTTTAAACAACGGTGTAAAAGCCCTGTTGGGTCGTGGTTCGTGTTTGACGGCCAAGATTCAACAAGACAATCCTCAGGGGTTCATTGATGCACTCGAACATTCTATTGTATGCGAGTATTGATTATGTCTGTATTGTCGTTTTTATCTATGAGAATATAGGGTCGATTTAAATTTTTTGCAGCTTTTCCCGTAGTACCGGAGCCGCACATTGGGTCAAGTATCAAATCCCCTTCATTTGAAGATATCTTTATAATCCTCTCTAACAACTGTATAGGTTTTGCCGTAGGATACGTTCGTATTTCCGAACCCTGACTTATAGAGTGTATATCGTCCCATAGATCTGTACACGGCTTTCCTTCGGTCTCATGAAGATATATCTTCTTGTACAATTTTGAACCAGGTTTTTTAGGAGTGTGCAATCTATTCTCATTCTTCAGTTTTTCCAACTCTTCTTTTTTGATACGCCAACCTGCACCCGGGTTGAATATAGCTCCATTAAACTCAAAGGGGTACGTATACCCTTTTTTCGTATTCTCGGTAACGATATGCCCTAACGAATATTTTCCTCTATCATCTGTATTATTGAACGAGTTGTTAACGTATTTCTCATCCCGTGCTTGATATACTACATTAAACACTGGATTCGGTGAATTAGAACACTTAAATATAATATCAATGGTAGCACCCAGTTTCTTTTTTACGTTATTCTTAGATCTACACTTTTTCCAGAAAATAGGTTGAACGTATTTAAATTTGGAACGTAATACCTGTTCGGGTGTGAACATTTTTTCGGCGGAAATGTGGAAAAACAACGTACCAGCTTTTTTCAACTTTGGGAGGCATGCGTCGATAACATCTTCTATGAAGTGCTTATATTCGTCACCTTTCCAAGTATCCTTAAACCCAGTTGCATCATTCTTTGATAGCGTATAATCGCGACCGCTATCGAAGGGTGGGTCGAGGTATATAGTAGTCACACTTTCATCCTGTACTTCTACAAGTTTCTCCAAACAGTCTCCTACTATATACGTCATGCATTATGAGTGTGAATTATCTTTAAACATATCTTCTGCGCCACTTTGTTTCAATTTGTGGAAATATGTCCTTAAGATTTTCGAAGTATGAGTTCAAATAACTCTGCTCTTCCAACTCTTCTTCAGTTAGTTTATTACGATCGGGGTATCCACCCATCTTGATGGTATTGAAGTGTTGTATTCGTTTCGAAAAATTTTCATATACTCGATATGACAGTAATGTTTCGTCTTTTATGTTTAATACGCGTATTTCTTCGCGTATTCGGTCTAAATGAACCATTTACTTCTGGGGAGATTTTTTCTTAGGTTTGGATTTCTTGCGTTCCTTAACATGTTTAATTGTTCCTAATGCAGCTATACCCTGTGCAGCCTTTGAAATGAGAGCTCCTGTGCAAATAGGGCACGGCATTTATTTATTGTTCATATTTTTACTTTTCATGAAAGACGTATTTAAAAGAAACGGTTACATTTAGATTATAATGAATATCCTCCAATCTACTAGCCGCGTTATTTCTGACCCAGACCAATATGATACGGAGATTAATTCTGCTCGTGGGTTCAGTCTTAAAAAAACAAAATCGGTGAAAATGCCCTCATCTAAAAGTGGCGTGACAAAAGATGATGTTATTAATGCACAGAACTTTTGGGCACAGTCTATCGTAGATATATCCAATTCCTATCTTTCTGGAGAGGATTATGTGAGTCTCGCGAGTGAACGCGCCGGCGAACTTTATGGATATGATCATTCCAAGGTATTATTCAAACCGACGAAGGCTTCCGAAAAGCAATTTCGCCCGACGGCAAATGACGCCATGTCTTATTTCGTGGGCCACGATTCAGTGATAGACGGATACAAGGAAGATCAGGGTTTCGCGATTAACGCCAAGAAGGGATTTAGCCGAGTTATATTTGATAATCACCAAATTGATTATCATGACCAAGTAGCAATCGCTATGGGTACATACGAATTTACGTGTGCGACGACCGGAGAAATCTCAGAGGTTGAATATACGTTTGGGTATAAACGTAACCCCGACGGAAAGGTTCGTATCTGTCTGCACCATTCTTCTATTCCATATGAACCGAAAGTAGAGAAACCTCGCGTGAGACGTGAGAAAACATCTCAAGTGAAGCGTGTGGGGGGATTATTGTATGATCCTGCGCAGGCCGATCCAGAGGCTAACGAACGGCGTTACGTTTCATAACTTTGATAGAGAAATTTCATATCCCAATTCCCTAATAACCGGATCGTCACGGTAATTTGTCTTGTAATAGATATGCTTGATTCCACTACTTGCTAATGCCTTGTAACAATTAAGACACGGATAATGTGTAATATACGCGGTTGCACCGTCAACGGAAACACCCCGTTTCGCTGCATCCGTTATCGCGTTAATCTCTGCGTGAATCGTGGCTTGTTCGTGGCCATCTCTAACTATGGAAATGTGTTCAGAGCCGCTCAAGAAACCATTGTAGCCCATGCTAATAAGACGGTTGTTTTTTGCGAGCACGCATCCAACTTTAAGACGTTCACACGGAGATCGAACGGATGCGAGTTCTGCGGCTTTCATGAAGTACTCGTTCCAAGAGATTCGGTCAGTCATATTTAAAGATATGAAGTAAATCTTTAATTAATGGTAAATAATACAGGATTGATTTATAAAATTACAAGTCCATCTGGGAAAATGTATATTGGTCAAACAATAGGGAAATTAAATAGGAGATTATCTCGCCATGCTACAGAACCGGGTTGTGTCGCGATGAAGCGCGCGATGGATAAATATGGTAGAAAAAATATGAAATGTGACGTTATAGAAGAAAATATTCCACTCGAACAACTCGATGATCGTGAAATGTATTGGATAGATCAGTTAAATACACTCTCACCGAATGGATATAACCTTAATACTGGTGGTGGACGACCAGTATATTCTGAGGAAACTAAAGAACGTTTGCGAGAAGTACATCGCACGAGAAAATTAGAGAAAGATGGGTATTTGGGAAATGTACATATGGTTAATAATAGATTTATGCCCAGACTTGCGATAAATGCTAAAGAAGAAAACCTTTCACATCACAGTTTTGAAACTCGTGAAGAAGCGGTAAATATATTGATACAATACACAGAAGATCCAGATAACTTCATAAAGCCTGGCACCCCTATAAGAAAACAACAATCGGGAACTGTATATTTTCATAAAACTAACAATCAGTGGGTTGCGAGAGCAGCGAATAATACCCACGTAGGTTTGTTCGATACAAAAGAAGATGCTGATCAAGCTCTAGATAAATATAATGAAAACGGTGAATTACCACCAGCTAAAATAAGACCTCGTGGTTCCGGAACTATAGAACAAAAATATAACGGTAAGTGGCGTGCGACAGTATGCGGGGTGGGAATAGGAACATTCGATACAAAAGAAGAAGCCGAACATGGGATTATTCGATATAAGGAAACCGGTGTTACAAATATAACATACAGAGAAGGTGGTTCTGGAACTGTAACATTCGATAAAAAAACCCAAAAATGGCGTGCACGTTCATCAGGTGGGAAGTATGTGGGAACGACATTCATTACAAAAGAAGATGCTGAACAAGCTCTAGATAAATATAATGAAAACGGTGAACTACCACCAACTAAAATAAGACCTTCTGGTTCTGGAACTGTATATTTCAACAAAACGAAAAATCGGTGGGCGGCTCGTACAAAAGAAGGTAAATATATTGGTGCGGGATTTCTCACGGAAGATCAAGCTAGAAGTGCACTTGATAAATATCTCATCTCAAATCGGCATCAGCCGTGTAATACGTCTTCCCCTTAACTACAAAACTATGCACCCTCGCGTACCCCCACGCTTGTGGAGAAGCTCCCGGACGATGCCCGGTTCTCCACGCAGCGAGACCCCGATTATAGATAGTTCTCAGTGTTTTCAAAGGAATTTTAGTAGCCTTAGCAATTTCAGGGAGGGATTTGACTCCCGGATACAGTTTTCTAAACTTTTGCGTGTAGGAAGAAGTTTTCGTTTTCTGGCCTTTGTCCGTCTTAAATTTTCCATAGTCTTTTTTGAGCATCTTCTTGTAACGAGTCTCAACCTCTGCCAACGTTTTGAGTCCTCTGAAGTATTTAAGTGGTGCATAAATTTTGCCTTTAGTTCGTCGAAGTTCACCAACTTTTTTAGTAATCTGATCATCGCCGAGAGGCATCTTATTTTTTACTGAGATTTTTTAGGTGTTCCATGAAAGTTTCACCCTTGTGTGTCTCGGGGAATCTTTTAAAATACAACTCGTAAACATTTGTACCATTCAAGTTTACATAGAATAGGTACATCATAGCTATCATAACAGTGATCAGTAGATCTGTCGTATCAAATATAGACTTGGGGGAATAACTCATCACCGTAAATAGTAGTTCTAAAGATATAATGGCTACCTTCTTTGTCCAGTGATATTCACGACGGAACTTAAATACCACTAAGTATGTTGCAACGACGAGTGCAATCAATAACGGCAAGAACGGTGAATAAGATGTAAACCCTAATTTAAAAAGGATTGCTAAAACCCATAACCACCAACTGAAAACGAGAGTTTTGTCGTTCA